AAGGTTACGAAAGAACCAATCTATTACGTTGATACCCATTTTGGACGGTTGGAAGTTTGTTACGCAGCCAACTTTTCAGCTGCTCCGAATGACATAACATCAATCATACATTCTTCGGATACTGAAGCAGCCGCAGCGTTGGCAAATAAGTTCAAAGAAGTCCAAGAAGAATTTCCAAGCTCAAATTTCATCATAAAGAAAGATTTGTCGTACCGATTTGTTTTGTATTTTGACAAACCAGAACGAGTGAGTAGCGCCTTCGATTATGTAGCAACTATATCCGACCTTTTCAGCATTCTATCGTATGAGCCCGTCTTTCCTACTGAGTTAAAGGTAACTCCACAACACAATAAAAAGGGTTTTAGTTATGACCTTTACCCATCTATTCTGGCGAGTAAAACTACCTTGGAGATGTGCGAAGAGACCTATGAAAGCGGCAAGCCTCCTATAAGATCAACGGATCTCTCATTGGGTCAGATTCTTGGAAACTGGTTTTCCTCTACCGATGATTACAATGTCATTGTTTCTAGCGTCCGCGGACAAACTGGACTAACTAATTTACACCAAACATACGGTGAAATTGTCCTTCATGCAACACAACTGGAAGCAATAGCACATGAGGCTGGAATAGAGAACAAAAGAAAGTACGAGTATCCGGTAGAGAGGTATGCGAGTCTACGGGTACGCGATACTCTGTTCAAACTATTTGAAACTGAATGTATATCAAATGTTGGCATCGCGATTGCCGACATTCGGAATGATATGGCGCATGTCGGCAGAGGAAAAAAATGGCTAGGGAAACTAACATTAGACCACCTCATACGTTTATCACAGTGTCTGGAAATGATCGTCCTCAGTTACGTAATGGAGAAAATAGGAATATCTCAAAAAACCACCTTCAAATACCAAGAATCTATTATTCCGCGTCCATAGAATTTTATCTAACGCAAGCCGCCCGCAGACCCGATGTTCTCTTGTGCCTGCGCCGCCATGTCGAGATTCTTCTCGAGATAGCCCATAGTCGTTGTGAAGCTCTTGTGCCGCATCACCCGCTGCACCGTCTGGATCGGCACGCCCGCTTCGGACATCAGTGTAGCGAACGTCCCGCGCAGTCGGTGCGGAGTGATGCCCTTGATCGCGCAGGTGTCGTTGGCGCGCCTGATCGCCTGGCGGGCGAAGCCGGACGCGAAGGCCTGTCCGTCCGGCCTCGCCACGATCAGCCCGGCCGCCCGGCGCCGCGCCTCCAGGTGCTCGCGCAGCCATCCTGCCATCGGCACCGGCTCGGCCTCTCTGCCCTTTGTGATACCAGGCGTGTACGTCTTGCGAGCCCAGTCGATCCACTCCCATCGCGCGCTGATCACCTCTCCCTCGCGCAGGCCCAGCCCGAACATCAAGCGCACAGCGGTACCAATCCCCGGCGCGTGTTCGGTGGCCTCGTCGACAGCGGCGAACCACGCGCGCGCGGCCGCCAGTGGCAGAATTGAGCGCGGCCTCTTCTGCACCTTGAGCATGGACACGTGCCATGGCATTGCCGCCAGCATGCCGCGCTTGACCGCCCACATGGTCAGCAGCTTCACAATCCGCAGCCAGTGGTTCGCGCTGGCCGGCTTGTGCGTCAGCAGGTACAGGTTGCGCGCCAGCTCGACGTCGAGCGTGGTGATCTCGTTGATCGACTTGGCGCCCAGGTCAAACATGTGCAGGCGCCGGAACAGCTCGACGCTGCGGATGTGCGCGGCGCTGGACACGGGCCGGTGCACCTCGATCCAGGCCTGCGCCAACTCGGCCATTATCGGCACGGGCTCACCACCGTTAGCGCGTAGCACCGCAGCGTCATATGCTCGCTGAGCTAAATTTTCAGCTGAGCGCCGGCTGGTCAGGCCAGTGCTGCGGCGGAATCGCTTGCCGGCCACCTGGAAGCGGTAGTGCCACACGTCGCCGCGCTTGAAGACATTCGCGCTCATGCGGAAACCTCGACCACAGTTATAATATTTCCGTAAAGAACTTTTGGATGGCACATGAAAATTATTCTCGGATGCATAGCGGGATTGCTGCTCGCGTCTTACCTTGGATTTCAACTGTTGGGCATGAACGCTTTGTGGGGCTTCTGGTCATCAAAATACGAATGTGACCAAGCGGTACATGAGGCCTACAAGGTTGCGTTCACGTCGAGAGGTAGTGAAGCGATGAAAGAAGCCGATGCCCGTTGCGATGCGCAAGTAAAAAGTACCGCTGCTACCGCGCAAACTGCTGGCGCTATATTCACGCACTAGTGCGGACCAGTTGGCTTTAGCGACGTTCACGCTTCGAACCTTTCTCGGCCACGGCCGCGCGGCGCTGCCGGCGACGGCGTGCCGCCAGTCCATTGCTCGAATCGGCAGGTGGCGCCCTCAAACCGGAGCGGAATGTCGCCCAGGGCGCCGCTGCGCTGCTTGCGCACCAGCACTTCGGCGAAGCCGCGCACGTCCTCGTTCTCCGGCTCGTACATTTCCGGCCGGTGCACCAGCATCACGATGTCGGCATCCTGTTCGATCTCACCCGAGTCGCGCAGGTCGGACAGCATCGGGCGCTTGTCGGGCCGGCCCTCCACCTGACGGTTCAGCTGCGCCAGCGCGATGACCGCCACGCCCAGCTCCTTCGCCAGCGCCTTGAGGCCGCGCGAGTACGACCCGATCTGCTCGTGCCGCTTTTCCCCTTCCCCGCCTGTCATCAATCCCAGGTAGTCGACGATGATGACGTTCAGGCCGTAGCGGCGCTTCCACGCCTTCGCCTTCATGCGTAGCTCAAGTAGAGTGATCGCCGGCGTGTCGTCGATCGCGAAACGGACGTCGTCGAGTTTGATGACGCCGGCAGTCACGCCCGCCCAGGCCGCCGAATCCTCAGGGCCGATCTGTCCGAGGATCGACGACAGCGCGACGCGCCCGCGGTTAGCCAGCGCGCGGCTTGCGATCTCCTGTCCTTCCATCTCCATGCTGAAATTCAGAACGCTGTAATGCTCAGCCATGTTCAAGCCGATGTCGGACGTCAGCGCCGTCTTGCCCATCGATGGCCGGCCAGCGACGATCACGAGCTGCCCAGGCCGCAGGCCGCCGTTGAATAACCTGTCGAACGCCGGCATGCCGGTAGACATGGCGATAGAGCCGCCGTCTGCGCGGTCGCTGATCCCATCCACCACGCCGCCCAGGATCTCGCGGATCATCTTCGGCTCGTTGCGAACGCGGCGCTCGGCCAGCGTGGTGACCATCGTCTGCATCGCATCCAGGATCTCGTCGGCCGACCGGCCTTTCGTGTTCTGCGCCAGGCCGTTGATTGAGTCGGCGACGTGCATAACGCCACGCAGCAGCGCGCGGTCGACCACGATGGCCACGTACCTACCGACGTTCGCGGCGCTGGGCACGGTCTGCGCCAGCTGGTTCAGGTACTGGCCCAGGCCGTCAGTGAACGCGCCACCGCGCGCCTCCATGCTCGCCCAGACGCTCACCGGGTCCGCCGGCTGCCCTGCCATCACCAGCCGCATGATCTCAGTGTAAATCGCGCGGTGATCCTCGCGGATGAAGTGCTTCGCCTGCAGGTCGCCCATCTTGTCGACGCAGTCATTCACGCGCAGCAGCGCGCCCAGTACCGCTTGCTCTGCCTCGATCGACTGGGGTGTGCCGACGTTCTCTGCCATGTTGCTCATGCTGCTTTCCTATCGTGTTGGCCGCTGGTGACGTCGGCGAAGCCTTTGCGGCTGATGATCCAGTCAAACTTGGCGTGCGGCGGGATGGCCGTGTTATCTCGCACCCAAGGGAAATACCGCTCGACAAAGCCCGGCTTCTGCGAGAACGTGACGAACTCCCTGATCGCTGCAGCGCGGGCTGGCACGAAAAGATCGGCCGACACGTCGCCAAGCTGGACGCCGAGCGCGCGGTTGAAGGCGTCGATCACCGCAAGCTCATCGGCACTGTAGGCGGCCTGAACTTCGTCGAGCCAGCCTTTCGCATTCAGCCACGAAGCTGGGTGCGGTACGAATTGCGGATCCACCCACCCGCCCGACGCCACTTGCAGCGCCAGGCTTGCCAGCATGTCGTTCAGCAGCTCTTCGCTCGGGTTCAGCTGAGCGAAAGCCTTCTCGGCGACACCACGTGACCGCTTTTTCGGATATGCAGCGTAGAAGCGCTCGAACCTGTCAACCAGGTCGCCAGCGAGTCCCGTCTTGGCCCGGCCTTTTCGGCCTGCTAGGGTCTCACCAACTTGATCTCGGTCCACCTGCTGAGCGCAAGATCTTTTCTTTTGGTGGTTTTCTTTTGGAAGGTTTTCTTTTGTGTGTCCCGATTCGGGACTATCGACCTGTCCCGATTTGGGACTACCCTCTGTCCTGATTTGGGACATGTCCTGATTTGGGACTAGTCCTGATTCGGGACTAGCAAAGCCCTCATCCCTCGCGTCAATCGGCTGAGTTTTCAGCCGATCAGCGCTCACCCACTTTCGATGATCCTTCTGAATGCCGACGATCATGCCGTATTCCCCTTGGCGCTTCGTGATCACGTTGCGGGCCGCCAGGCCGTTCAACGTAGTAGTCACGTGCTGGCGAGCGACACCGCATATGGCGCCGATCTGCGAGGCTGACATGTCGTCCGTCTTCCGGCCGTAGCCGTAGGTCTTGCGGATGATCGCGAAGACGACCGACTGCTCGCGAAGCGAGAAGCCGAACCCCAGGATCGCCTCGAGAAGCTCGTTCGCGATTCTAGTAAAGCCATCTTCGAGTTGCGGGGTGCTCATGTAGACCTGCGGCAGGTAGCTATTTCAAGACGATAGAAGGCACCGCTAGCCGACTTTTCGGCTGGCAATATTCTCCGTTGCGGAATTGGATCTGATACTTACGGAGATGCGTCTCGAATCAAAGTTAGAAGATTCGGGTTAGCCAAGCGAGCCCGGTTGACCTTAAAACGCCGCTCGATTTCACCAGCGCGGCGCAACGGCACCCAACCTCGCCGCACCCACTTGCTGACTGCTTGCTGACTTACACCCAAGGACTGCGCGAGTTTTGACTGGCCGCCTGCAATCATCACTGCATCGGCGATACCAGACACACGACACGAAATTTGAAGCTTCTGCATGGTCAAGCCCGAAAGTTGTTTTCGCCTATATTACAACTTTCAACAACCATATGTCAGATTTTTTTCCTATAGCGTTCTTTTCGGCTACAATTTGGATAATTTACTACTCACCGGTTGTGACAATGAATAACGAGTTTGGGAGCGGGTTGCAGCATGCTAGGGAACGTGCCGGAATGACGCAGGAGCAACTGGCATCAGCCGTTGGTGTCTCCCAGCAATCAGTGGCGAAGTGGGAAAGTGGGAAAAGTTTCCCACGTCATAAAGCACTTCTGTCGCTAGTTGAAATTCTTGAACTTCCTACTGAGCTAATTCACATTGTTGGTGACGCTTTCCGGCGCTCGTCCAACATGCCAACGCTGACGCTTTCAGATGATTCTGATGACTTAGAAATCACAGATCCGTTGATGGATCTCAAGGACGTCCCCGATGCCTTTCCGGCCCCGAGCGCCACACCGCGCCCGATTGAGTACGCCAAAGCATGTAATCAGCGTATTGCTGCGTTTCTTGGCCCAGGAGGTGGGCGCTGGATTAGCCAAGATGAGCGAATTCCAGGCCGATGGGAGCACGATTACGGAACACCGGAGCTTGTAGTCGAATTCATGCATGCCGCCAATGCAGGGGCGCTTGCTATCGCACTTCGGCACTCAGTGCACAGGAAGCTGTGGCGGATGCTAACCGCGAGAGCATACAAAAAGGATAATCGTAGTTTATTGTTTGTGGTGACCTTACCGTCAGATATAGAATCTAAAAACGAGGTAAGTAATCAACGCAGCATGCTCCCATCAAACGACGTCTTGCTGCACCGTCTGACAACTGAAGCAGCGCTGCTTGACATTTCGGTCTTCCTTGCACGGACACCTAGCCAAGCAGCCTCAATCATCAAGTCGTTCAATTCTCATGAGAATGAGAGTTGGGATTAATGCATTCTGCGCCGCAGGGCGCATTTTTTTTGTCGCATCCAACAACTTTAAAGTTGTATTTAGTTTCGAAGTTGTGATAAGGTTGTTCTCATGTTGAACTTAGCGTGAGTTTCCAATGAGCAGAGAACACCAAACACTGCGCTCCCAGCAGCTCAGCAGCCTTGTAGCTGTATGTGGCACCAGCTTGGTCCCGGTCGAATACCTCGGTGCGCGGGTCATGACCCTCGGCATGATGGACGCCGCGCACAAACGACCGGACGGCACGGCGCGCCGCAACTTCAATGAGAGTAAAGCTCGGCTCATCGAGGGGGAAGATTTTCACAAGGTCAGTGCGAACGAAATTCGTACGCACAAAATTTGCGCAATCTCCAGCAAGACTCACGAAGACATGATCCTGCTGACCGAAACCGGCTACTCCATGTTGGTCAAGAGCTTCACCGATGACCTGGCTTGGGAGGTTCAGCGCCAGCTGGTTCGCACCTACTTCAGGTCCCCGATGCAGATGATCGCGGCGCCGGACTTCGGCGACCCGATCGCGATGGCGCGCGCCTGGGCGGATGCGAAACAGGCTGAGCGCGACGAGGCAGCGCGCGCTGATTTCGAGGCGGCCCAGCGCGAGCAATTGGAACATCAGGTGGCAGAGCTGGGGCCGGCCGCGGCTGGCCTTGAGCTGATCGCTGGCGCACACGGCACAATGTGCATCACCGATGCGGCGAAGACGCTACAGATGCAACCGTATAAGCTGCGCGACGCGCTTCTCGAAATGAGGTGGATGTATCGCCGCCAGGGAAAGGCTGGGTATGTCGCTTATCAGCCCACAATTCATTCCGGCTATCTCGTACACAAGGTGGCAAATTACGAAGACCCCGAGACTGGCGAACAGAAGAGCAACGCACAGGTGCTCGTCACGCGAAAGGGCTTGGCGAAACTAGCCAAGTTGCTGAGCGCCTCGCCACCGCAGCCCAGCTCTCAGCCGCGCCAGCTCAACTAGTCAGCAACACCCCAGAAACAACAAAGCCACCCGGTGTTCTCAGCACCGGATGGCCCCTTACGCCCTGAATCTTTGGAGATACACAATGGCGAATCATAAGTGTAAAACAACTGGTTTACTACCGTCAACATTTATCGTTGACATGGGGAAAATCGACTACGACGCGTTCCGGCATTATCCCGGCGATGCTGAGGCATTCACCGAGGCCTTTCTGCTTGGTCCGCTTTTTCTCGACGGCAGCAATCTTGGCCTGGGCAGCATGAGCCGACGCGTCTTCATTAAAGTACTGGACAGTGCTGGGACCGTTGTAACAACGCACTCCCCCGAGGCCGCCCTCTTTCTGGCTGAGCACTTCGTCACCAGTCACCGTCAAACCCTCTTGGGCGCCGCCGCGCTGCATTACGGACTTGACGTGCATGCACTCCAAGGGGGTCCGCATGAATAACCGCCTTAACCCTGCAGCCGCGCAGCCGCTGCGAGCTCCTGCTATACAGCTTGTCGGCTTTGAATGTGGCGTGCGCGTCGGGCCGCCCATCGTCCACGCAGTTGCCCCCGGCGAGATGTTTGGCGTGTCACTTGCCGGCGCAATCGAGATGATCGATGAGTTCTCGGAGCCCGGCCGCACGCTGCTGTTAGACCTGCACAGTGCGCTTGCTCGCTTGGCAGCTCTTCAGCCGAAATCGCCACTGCTACACCGTACTGCTGACCTAAAAACGTGCCCGACAACTCAACAGAAGGAGCAACCCCATGAGCCTCGCTAACCCACACTTCAAACTGGCCGAACGGGCTCCGCATGAGCTGGCCAGCCTGCTAGAGAACTTGCCGCCGCAACGTGTTGGTGCCAAGTTGGCTGGCGACGAACTGCTAATGCTCAACGCTGCGATCGATCACGCTGCCAACTACAACAACGCGCTTCTCGACGGCATTGAGGCAATCGGTCAGCTGCTCTTCTCAGCGGCAACAAATGAGCGCGCCCCATTGGAACGTAGCACGGCAGCGAGCGTCGGAACGTTGCTGTCTGCCCTCGCTGTGCAGGCTCAGTACCTGCAAGACTTCACCTCCGGCGCAGAATGCACGCTGGCGCGCAGCGGAGGTGCAGCATGAGCAAGCATTTCGTGAAGGACGGTGACCAGTACTTGCTGTCGCCGGCGGCGGTTCTCCTGATGATCTCGGACGAAGTCCAAAGCGCCGAGAATACAGTGGCCGGCAAGGAGCGCTTCATTCGAATCATCAGCCAAGTCATGGAAGTAGCGCGCCGGATGAAGTTCGAGCAGGCTGACAGCCTGGAGACGATGCTGCTGTTCGGAGCGGAGCCAGTGCAGCTGCTGGCCTTGTGTGACGAGCTGGTGCAGCACATTGGTGGCTGGGCAGTGCTTGCCATCGTGCGGCGGGTCGCAGCCACTGGCACTCAGGGAGGTGAAGCATGAGTGCCGGCACGACACCAGGCAGCAACCTCGGACAGCGCGTGGACGGCGTCGACGTGGCCCAGCTGCTGCGCGAAATCGGCGAGGCCAGCGCCAGCCAGAGCGCGGTCGAACTGTTCCGGCTGTGCTTGGGCGCGCAGCGCGTGCTGGCCGCCGTGGTCGGCGATCGGGTGACGTCATGAGCGCGTTCGACTGGCGCACGTTGCGCGCCGTGGGCCAGGGCGTTTGCATGGGCTGCGTCGTCGCCGGCATCGCTGGGACGATCGTGCTTCGGTTTGGCGCCGCCGGCCTTCTCGGCCTGGCCGTTGCCGCCGGCCCCGGGCTGATCCTGCTGTCGCATTTTATGGAGCGCCGCGTGAAGTGGACGCAGAAGGACTCCAATGAGCAAGTCTGAGAACAGCCGCCAGATCGTGATCGGTGGTCAGCACGTGAGCATGGGCGCGCTGCTAGACCTGCAGCGCGATGCAGCGCGGTACCGGTGGCTGCGCGACAAGGCCGACAGTATGGCGTGCACTGCGGCGCCGATGGTGGCCAGCCTGGCCGCCGACGGCAAGGTGATCTCGCTGATCGATGGCGAGGATCTGGATGCGGCAGTCGACATGGCAATGGCGCGGCGAGTAACTGGAAAAGCAAAAACTTGACGCCTACAGTGGCGTTTCTAAGGCTTCGGAAGTTGCAAGACGATTGGTCGAGGCGGTGGTATCAGCGGAGGGCAGCCAATGGCCGCGTACATGTCTGCAAAATCTCGCCCAGCAGTCACCGCCTCCTGGGCCTCACGGTAGTCGGAATGCAGATGATGGCTGAATCGAGGAATGTTGAGATCGGTTGAGAGACTGAGGACGAAGAAACACCGCCAACGTCTGTTAATACCCTGGACTGGAGTGATAGACACCTCACAGTCACCAACGGTGTAAAGAACATGAATCATGGTATCTCCTCCGTAGTTTCCTACCGTATCACCGAAGAACGATACTCCTACTCATCGAACGATGTAAATACAAAATTTGAATCTCAGTATGCGCTGCGGTGCACGACTTCTCTTGTAACTGCGCTGCCGTACGGTACTAAGTGCGCAAGACCACCACTTCATGGCAGCAGAAACTTTTCTCGTTGGGCGCTAAGCGCCAGCCCCAAAACTCAAGCAAAGGAATGATATGGAACAGACACTCTACAAAGTAACGAGCGCGATGAAGAAGCTGGACGTCTGCCGCGCCACTATTTACCGCATGGCCGCGCGCGGTGAACTGGTGCTGGTGAAGATCAGCGAACGTGCCACCCGCGTGACGGCAGAGAGCATCCAGCGCGCGATTGAAGCCGGCAGTAAAAAGTGATGATTGGGTATCATGCGTCTCTTTGCGGCGCTTTCCGGCGCATGTTCAATTTGTAGCCAGGATTGTAGCTAGGGGTATTTTCCAGTCGAGGAAAAGCCCTGAGACCCGCATGAACAGTAGATTTGGAGGTTGGGATGAGGATAGTCAGCTGGAATATTCATTGGGGTTGTGGCAAGGACGGTCGGATCCGCATTCACGCGATGATCGACGTGCTGCGCCGCTTGAACCCCGATGTGATTTGCCTGCAAGAGGTGGCTGCGAATCACCCCGAGCTCGAAGGCAGTGCCAGCGCCAACCAGTTCAAGCAACTCGCCGGCGCCTTCGG